GAGTATGAGATGGCGCTACGCGCTGACCGTACGCCTACTAACTGGAAAGCGCCTGATGTTTGGGTGCGGGGCATCGCTGACATTCTGATCGTTGACGATGAGAACCTTACGGCATGGGTGGGAGACTGGAAGACCGGCAACAACAAGTACCCCGACAGGGATCAGCTTGTATTGATGTCGCTCATGGTGTTCCAGCACTTCCCACACATACGTAAGGTTAACTCAGCGTTGCTGTTCATTGTGAAAAATGATATGGTCAAGATGCAGATGACACGCGATCAGTCTGAAGCCTTCTGGTGGAAGTATCGTGAGCGTACTGCGCGTCTTGAAGCATGCTTCGAGAACGAGGTATGGAACCCCAATCAAACCCCACTTTGCGGATGGTGTCAGGTCACCGGATGCGAGTTCAACCCTAAGCATTAGGAACAGTCATGGCCACAAGAAACTATTCGTCAGAGTACGCTAATTACCAAGGCAAACCCGATCAGATCAAGAAGCGAGCAGAGCGCGTTAAGGCTCGTCGCATGATGGAGAAGACGGGGTCGGCCACCAAGGGTGACGGCAAAGATGTGGATCACATCAAGCCCATGCGCGCAGGTGGCACATCAGCCAAAGGTAACTTGCGTATGCGTAGCAAATCTGCCAACAGAGCAGACAATAAATAATCCTCGGAGAAGCAATGGAAATTGTAGAAGACAGAGCACTTATCTTACGAACAAGGAACCCGCACAAATACTCAATCATCCCTAAGAGCAAAGCCATGCTTCGTGCAGACGGAGGCTACGACGTTGCTGTGTACTGGGGTCTTGATGAAGCGCGGGTCTTGCGTAACCTAGGTGTTAAGGATGTGCCATCGCCTATCACTAGGCGCTATGACTGGCCGGGGCGTTACACACCCATGGCTCACCAGATAGAGACTGCTGCGTTCTTGACGCTGTACAGGAGAGCATTCGTGTTCTCCGAACCCGGCACTGGCAAGACGCTATCTGCTCTATGGGCGGCTGACTACTTGATGAAACTCAAGAAGGTGCGAAGGGTTCTGATCCTGTGCCCCTTGTCCATCATGCACAGTGCATGGATGGGCGACATCAACAATAGCATCATTCATCGCTCTGCCGTTATCGCGCATCATGCTCAGGCTAGTCGGCGCATCGAGATGATTCAGCGAGATTACGAAATTGTAATCACGAATTACGAAGGTCTTAACTTGATCGCCAATGAGGTTGTTAACGATGGCCGCTTTGACCTTGTGATTGTTGACGAAGCCAACGCATACAAGACACCCACGACACGCAGATGGAAGTCGCTTAACTCAATCCTTACGCCAACCACATACCTGTGGATGATGACGGGCACGCCTGCTTCGCAGTCGCCTGTCGATGCTTACGGCTTGGCTAAGTTGGTTAACCCTGATGGCGTGCCAAAGTTCTTTACTGCATGGCGAGACAAGGTGATGAACAAGATCACGCTGTTCAAGTGGGCGCCAAAGCATGATGCCAAGGACAAGGTACACGAGGCTCTCCAGCCAGCGATACGCTACACCAAAGCACAGTGCCTAGACTTACCCCCTGTCATTACCATGACGCGTGAGGTGCAGTTGACCCCACAGCAAGCCAAGTACTACAACATGCTCAAGGAGCGCATGCTGGTGCAAGCCGCAGGCGAGACCATCACGGCAGTTAACGCTGCAGCCGGTGTGTCCAAGCTCTTGCAGATCAGTTGTGGCGCGGCCTACACAGACGACAAGGAAGTTGTTGAGTTTGACTCAGCGCCTCGCTTGGCTGTGCTGGAGGAGATACTGGAGGAGACTGATCGCAAGGTCATCATCTTTGCTTTGTTCCGAAGCACCATCGACACCATCAGCACGTACCTTACCAAGAAGGGCATTGTCAATGAGTGCATCCATGGGGATGTAACGCCTAGCAAGCGTGGGCAAACGATCAATCGCTTCCAGACTGAGGCTGACCCTAGGGTGTTGGTCATGCAACCCGCGGCATCTGCGCACGGCATCACGCTGACTGCCGCTGATACTGTGGTGTTCTATGGGCCACTCATGAGCGTGGAGCAGTACATCCAGTGCTGTGCCCGTGCTGACCGCAAGGGGCAGGACTCAGATAAAGTTACTGTGATCCACATTCAGGGTAGCGCTATCGAGAAGAAGATGTTTAGTGCGTTGGCAGGGAAAGTTAGCGATAACTTACTTTTGACCGACATGTTCGAGACTGAAATTAAATCATGAAAGGGGGTTGCAAGCGATTGAATTACATGTAAACTGTCCAACCTTAGACAATAATTAAACAGGAGAAGCAAGTGTCAGAAGACTTAGTACCGCTAGACAAACTAGCAAAAATCTACCGCAAACTGCGTAGCAAGATTGCCGACCTAACCCAAGAGTACGACACGCAAGTCGAAGTACTCAAGGCGCAACAGGACGAGATCAAGAACGCAATGAAAGACCAGATGAAGACGATGGGCGTCACATCTGTACGCACTACCGAGGGCACTGTCGTGCTGTCTGTAAAGACGCGTTACTCCACCCAAGACTGGGACGAATTTAAGAAGTTCGTCATAGCCCACGAAGCTATTGAGCTCTTGGAGAAGCGCATCGCACAGACCAACATGAAGCAGTTCTTGGAAGAAAACCCCGGGGTCGTACCGCCCGGACTCAACTCAGCCTCTGAGTATGACATCTCTGTACGTAAACCAACTTAAATGGAAATCAAATGAGCAATATTGCAATGTTCAACCCTTCAAACGTGCCAGCCTTCGCTAAGAACGCGGCTCTCTCAGCAACTACTTTGGCCTTGGCTGGTGGTGTACCCACTGGTGGCGGCATGAAGCGCGTCTCTATCAAGGGTGGCGTGTTCCGCTTGCTTGCTGGCGGTAAAGAAGTAGCGGCTATCGATGAGCGCTTCTTGGATGTGATCGTGGTCAAAGCTGCCCCCAAGGTCAGCCGTATCTTCTACGCAGGCTCCTACGACAAGGACGCGGCGGCTGCACCCCCTGACTGCACCTCTGGTGATGGTGACAAGCCTGATGCAGGCGTGAGGAACCCGCAGGCTTCTAGCTGTGCCGCTTGCCCACAGAATATCGCTGGGTCAGGCAACGGCAACAGCCGCGCTTGCCGTTATCAACAGCGCTTGGCTGTGGTCTTGGCTAACAACCCTGAAGGCGATGTATTGCAGGTAACCCTGCCAGCCACATCCATCTTCGGCAAAGAAGAAGGCGACAAGCGCCCCTTGCAAGCCTACGCCCGTGCTATGGCGGCTCAGACCCCTCCTGTTAACTTGGACTCCATCGTGACCCGTATGAAGTTTGACACCAAGGCTGAGTCACCCAAGCTGATCTTCGCCCCTGTGCGTTGGTTGACTGATGACGAGTACGAGATTGTGCAGACACAAAGCACATCCAAGGATGCTGAGAAGGCTGTGTCTTCAACCCCTGCCGCTGTGGATGGCGTTACTGCCCCTGCTCCATTGGCTATTGAAGGCAAGCGCCCTGCGGCTAAGCCTATGGGTGAGATGCTGGACGAAGACGAGGCCGAAGCTATGGCTGAAGTCAAAGCCGCCAAGCCCAAGAAAACCAAGGCTGTTGAGGTGGAGGCTGAAGAGGAGCCAGAAGTCCGTAAAGCTCCCGCCAAAGTGGAAGCCGCCCCAGCTAAGAAGAACAAGCTGGCCGACATCGTTGCTGATTGGGACGATGAGTAAGCACACAGGGGGCTTCGGCCCCCTTTAAAAAACATGGCCTATTCACAAAAAATCATTGACGAAGTAGCAAAGACTCCCAAGTCTCTGGGCAACCAGCTTGGGCGTTGGGCGATCCACCATGACTTTCCGGTCACAAAGATTGCCTATGCTCTCGGCGTCTCCCGACAAACTGTTTACAACTGGTTTACAGGCACGGAAGTGTTTGTGGCCTATCGTGACCGCGTCGAATTCTTAACTCACATAATGAAGACCTCTCACTCAGCAGACGAGGCATGGAGAAAAATATGTACGGAATACAACCTCGATCCCTCACCACGCAAGAGCTAATCCGCTTTAGCGCAGAACTCATGGAGTTGGACGCAGGCATGCCCAAAGAGTGGCAACTAGAAGTTCTTAGACGCTTAACTGTGATGGCGCCCCCTGACGGAGCCGAAACTAAAGACGCACGCCAACTCGAACTCTTCTGACCGCAAGGACTTAAATGACTCCGCTTGAGTTTTTAGCGGTTGTTCTGCCGCCGCCAGAATTTGGTCGGTACTGCGTAGCAGAACTAACTAGGACGAAAGAGCATGTGTTTGTTGACGCGCTCGATCAGACCACAGCACCAATTAAAGGTTGGCATGACAGCAAGTTAGATGTTTACTTCGCCTTGGCTACCTTTGGCAAGGAAGACAATCGGCAAGCTACCAACGCAAGGTTCGTGAAGTCCCTGTTCATTGACATGGATGGATACGCATCGAAGAAAGATGCCGCCCTTGCGCTCAATGCGTTCTTGGAAAAGACTGGCCTCGATGCCTTGGGTACGCCCTACGTAGTCGGCTCTGGTGGTGGGTTGCACTGCTACTGGCCGCTACTTACTGCCGTTCCTATTGACTCGTGGAAGCCGGTGGCCGAGAACTTCAAACGCCTGTGCAAGCAGGAGAACATGGCTATCGACATGACCGTGACGGCAGATGCCGCCCGAGTCTTGCGTGTGCCGGATACAACCAACTTCAAGAAGAAGTACGCAACACCGCGCCCTGTACGCATACTGACTGAAGGCGATGTGTTTAGCTTCGAGGGGCTGGCAACTCTTATCCGAGAGAAACTGACTGGCTCAGTCTATGAGCCTGTGGCTATGCCATCACTTGACTTGCCCGGTCAACGGCCAGCCAAGGCAACGCCATCGGCTACGACAGTTAAGCTGTACGAGAACAGCATCACCAAGTTCAAACCGATATGGCTGGCTACGCAAAATGGCCGTGGCTGTGGTCAGTTAGCGCACTACGTGGAGCATGCAACCGAGGACGGCATGGAGCCGATCTGGAGGGGCTTGCTGTCATGGACTAAGGTTTGTGAGGACGGCAACAAGGCGGCTGTCTGGTTAAGCCAGATGCACCCCTACGAGCCTGAGCGCATGAACCAGAAGCTGCAAAGCATCAAGGGCCCATACCCCTGCGTCAAGATGGACTCAGAGAATCCCGGAGTGTGCCAATCGTGCTCACACTGGGGCAAGATAACCAACCCCCTGATCTTGGGGCGTGAGTTGTCTGTTGAGGTGGAAGAGAAAGAGATTGAGGTAAGGCTACCAAGCGACAGCACAGTTACCGCGAAAGAAGTCATCAAGGTAATGCGCCCAACACCGCCAAGGGGTTACGCCTACGGCACGAACGGTGGTGTGTTCATGGAGCGCACAGTAGAAGATGACGAGGGTGTTAAGTCCAAGAAGCAAGTGATGCTGTTGCCTTACGAGTTGTTTGTTGTGGACATCCTCAACAGCAACAACGACCACACTGTACACATGATTGCGCTTAGACCCGAAGGGGCACTAAATGTAACCATGCCGCAGAAGGCGGTGGTCAGCAAAGACGAAACGGTGAAAGCACTGGCAAGCCAAAACATAGTGGCGGCTTTTGGTGCCAACAATGACAAAAACTTATTTGAATATGTGAGGGCATGCGTGGAAGAATCTAGCACTAACAAAATACCAATCAAAGTTCCTGACAGCTATGGTTGGCAACCTGACAACTCGTATGTGTTTGCGGGTCGTATATTTACTAAGGGTAAACCCCCTGTCAAAGTCCCAATGCCGGGCTTGGAGAACATCACCAAGAACACCGAGCCGCGTGGCACTATGGAGCAGTGGCGCATCTTCATCGAGATGATGATTGCCAAGAAGATGTGGGATCACCTAGCTGTTTTGCTTGCAGGTGCTGGCGCACCTTTCATGCGCTTCACAGGCATCTACGGCATGACGTACCACTGTGCCAGTACCGAGTCTGGTACGGGTAAGACGCTTGCTCTGGAGGCTGCAGCCTCGGTCTGGGGACACCCCACCCACTACCGCACAGGCAAGAGCACATCTCCTGTGGCCATGCAACAACGCCTTGGACTACTCAACAGCCACCCGCTGATTACTGACGAGATCACATCCAAGAACCGAGACGACTTCGAGTGGTTGCCTGAGTTCCTACTGGACATGACCGAGGGTCGGGGCAAGGAACGTATGGAGTCTGGCTCCAACAAAGAGCGCTTGAACTTGTCCACATGGATGACCAACGCCCTGATGTCGTCTAACACCCACATCGTGGACTACTTGACTGGTGGCCGTACCCATTCATCTGAGGGTGAACTGCGCCGCTTGCTTGAGTTCGTGCTTGAGGACGAGTTGTCTTGGGAGCCGCACGAGATCGAGATCATCAAGTCCTTACAGGCTAACTACGCCGTGGCTGGCTACGCTCTGTCTCAGTACCTTGCCGACAATGTGGATCAGTTCCCTAAGATGGTGGGCGAAGCCGTTGCCGGTATGTACACTGAGTTCAAGGCGACCAACGATGAGCGTTTCTGGATGGCAGGGGTTGGATGCTCTATATGCGCCCTCAAAGCGTTTAAAGAGCTAGGCGTGGTGGACATACCCTACCGCCACGTTCTGAACTCCTACAAGAAGGCTGTGGACTACATGCGAGCCAGTATGAAGAGCAGTGTGCGCACCGCTGTGGATGTACTGAACTCATACACCCGTGACAACTACGGCAGTTTCGTAGTGATTAAGCCTAGCAAGGGTGGCCTCATGGCTGAACTGGGTAACGGCAAGGATATCGATCTGACCATCACGCGCAACAAGGTGTTCGGTCGGGTGGAGCACGAGCCGATCCCCAACCACATCGATTACTTCATCGAGGAGCAACTGCTCAAGGCGTACTGCGCCACCATGAGCTTCGGGTACTCATCCTTTAAGCGCCAGCTTGAACAACTGTACAACGTAGAGTATCTTAAGAAAGATATGATGGCTAAGACCAAGGGGCCACAGATGCGGGTCACAGTTATGAAAATCAGACGCGAGATTATTGATGCCGATGAAGTACTCCTTACTGCGCCTTCCGTGGGAGAAAGTTGAAAAGGGGCAGGGGTTTTTTATACCCTGCCTCGACACCGAAGCCATGAAAGAGTGGGGCTTAAAGAAAGCCTTCTCCTTGCGGATACTAGATGCCCACGCTAGCGTGGGCATCCTTGACGGCAAACTAGGCGTTATGTTTTACCGCCGTCCCGTATCCGTTTCATAACTTTCTCAAACTTGTCAGCCACATCTTGACGAGCCGCGTCGATCTTATCCAACCTTGCCCGTTTCTCAGCCCCCGTCAAGTTCTGCATGTTATTGATGCGGTCAGCATCAGCGCGTAGTTTGCCCATGACGTTCTGGTAGTTACGTGCTAGGGCTGCTGATGCAACTAAAGCGCGGTTGTCTTCCAAGAAATCTTTGGCTGCTTGCCCCTGACCTTTCTTGCGCATGTCGTCATACGTTGCCTTGGCTTGCATAGATTCGCCTGCCATGCGGTACATGACATCAGAATCAGCGCCCCCGTATTTCTTTTGGAATGAACTGCCAATGAACGGCAGGTCTGAGACACGTTTCTCAACAGGTTCGCCACGAGTTTCCTTACGGAACAAGCCATCAGCCGCGCCCATAACAATCAGCGGCAACTGCCCAAAGTAACCTGTGGCAAGGTGTTCGATCTGCACAGGAGAAAACCCGGGCAACACTTTGCTCAGCATCTTAGCCGCTTCGGTCGTAGATTCAGAAAAACGCTGTTGTGGTGACAGCTTCAGCATACGTTCCGATTCAATAGCTGAGTCGTTAAAAAAGCGTTTGTTACTAAAAACTTCGTACGCCGGTTTAAAAACCTGCGGTACGCCTCTGGAACTGTAGCCGGGAACAGACTGCAAGAACATGTCACGCAGAGCTTGCAACTGCTGGACGCCATCAACTTCAGCTTTCATAGCGTCAGATGCGGCAACAGCCAAGGAGAAGAACCAGCCCGCCTCGTAAGGAATTGGTATCTTCAACGGCTCGGCAACGCCCGGCAACGGCACGAAGAAGTTGGTATAGCGATCCCTTGGCTTAGCGTTCTTGTAGTACTCATCGTCGTCCATAGCCATGGCGTAGACAATACCTGTGGCCACCAACAGCAGCGCGTTGTTAAAGAACTTCTGCTGAATCTGCATCTGCTCTTCAAACGGCATCTGGCCACGGGCTGCTTTGTACAGCACGTTCAAGCCTTGAATCTGTGCATTAAAGAACGGAATCAAACGGCTGGCGTACTGCACAGTAGGTGACAGACCGCGCTTGTAAAAGTTCATTGACTCGCGTACAGCCAAGTCAGCTTCCACTTCAGACAATCCGTTTTTACGGGCGTTCTCGTACACCAACGCACGGGTGGCAGCATCAGCACGCATTGCGTACCGGTCTGTTGCGGCAAACACTTTATCTAAAACGCTCTGGTCTTTACCGCTTGCCAACTGCAAAGCCATCTTAGCAACGTCGTCTGGGTCGCCAGTAAAGATACCGCTTTGGATCAGACCCTTCTTAATCATCTCCTCGTTAGTTGCGCTCTGTCCACGGCTAGAAGCTACAAATTCTCTACCGGCTTTGACCACCGCTGTCAGGGGGTTGTAGTCCAAACCACCCGTAAACGCTGCGGCCATTGGGTCACGAACCAACTGACGCGCAATATAGATTGGCATCCGAGTCACGCCAGAGCGCAAGATGTCGGCGGCGTAGCCACCAACCTTTAAGAACGCAGGCAACGTAAGATGGGCGCCTTCCAAGCTTCTCACAATTAACTCGGCAGGGATACCACCCATGACGGTGTCACTAGTCCTAACTTGTAGCCAGCGCTCACCTTTGTCGTTTGGCTTGTCGGGATCAGGCTCTTGGTTAAAACGAATAACGTCTGGGGACGCAGGGCCCATACCAATACGGACAGGCATAGCGTTGGTTGGCTTGCCGTCTTTGCCCACAGGCCCCTTACCTTCGCCAATCTTTTGGAACGCATACGCTAGATTCTTGGTAGCCAAGTTTGTCAGCGCCTTGTCCATGATGAGCAAGGAATTGCGTTGCAGTGTTTCGGTGATTGGCAGGATGCGAGTCTCACCGCCCACCAGTTCTTTTAGGTACGGCTGACGACGAATGTCGCCAATCGTTACAGTCACTTCATCGCTAAACACCAACTGCGCCAAGCCGTTTTCGTTGACACGATAGAACGGTATAAAGTCGCCTTCTTTTAGCAACCTGTCAGCTTCAGCTTTGGTAATAGCGCCGGTTGATGCCAAGAACTTAATCTGGCCTTCGTTGTACGCGTTGTACGCAGAACGGGTTGCCTCGAGTGCGGCTTTAAGTTTGGGATCAGCATCGGCTGCGGCAAGCGCAGCTTTAAGTTTTTCCTCTGTTACACCAAGAGCACCAAGGTCTAGCTTGGCCACGCCCTTATTCATTGCACGTTGGGCAATCATATAGGTGGTGGCTATGTTGGCTTTGGCTTCAGGATCTCCCATTGGGATATCCGCAACAGACTTGAACACGTCAAGCGCGTTATTCTTATCAATAGACCTGACACCTTTAAAACCTTTTTCGTCGGTGTACAACTCCATCGGCCCCTTTTGGAGAGAGGCATTTAGCATTGCCATCTTCTGGTCGGCCATGACAATGTGCGACATAGCCTGAGTAAACAGCATGTCGTCGCCAATCTCTTTAGCGCCAGCCTTCAAAGCTTCGCGCAACCCAGCACGCATGTCCACCAACTCCATCTCAGCCTGAAGGAACGGCTTAGTACCTGCCTGTTCTTTCCAAGTTTTCTTCTTGGACATGATGTCTTTGGCCAAGTCCACCAGCGCATTTTCTTCGCCATACTGCGCAGCCCGTGCGTAACGTGGTGTTTCTTCTGGCTCAATCATCTCCAGTACTGGTGGTTGGTCAGCTATGCGGTTGGGAATATCAACAGTTCCAAGCTGGCTTCTGCTGTCAATAAGTTTTTCTTCTGGCGCAACAGTTTCAATGTTAAAAGCTTCGTTTACTTTTTTTGCAATTTTAAAAATATCTGCTTTTGGGGAAGCGTGTTTTGCTTCCAATTCTTCTCGCACGCTTGCCATCCACTCATACATGTTCCCAGCAGTTCTGTCTTCGCTAGTGTCAAACTCACCAAAGTCTAGACCGTCCGCATAATCAACAGCACTTTGACCTAACGCTTCTTTTGTGGCTTTGCGCAACGTGTTAACAATATTGTTGTCAGCGTCAGCTTTGATATTTTTTATGCCGTACTGTTTTTGGAGCTCTTGCATAAGCCCAAAAAACTGCATAGAGTTTCCGTCAGCAACAGCACGCTCACGCGCTTTAGGAGTCATCTCAGGCGCGTAAATAGCATCTGGTAAAAACAAATCAAGCGCAGTAAAGTCGGCGTTAACTGAAATTTTGTTAACAACCGTTGCGTTTTTAATTGTAACGTTTAGCCTACCGGGGTTAGTCTCAAAGCTGTCGCCAGTTTCAATACGGTTAATTACCGCGTTGTCTGCCAGCACCAACATTGGTTTGTTTTTGTCTTCCCCGCTAAATCTAACCAGATCAACGTTTCTAATTTTTGGTAAACGAACAACAGCATCGCCAGAAACCGAAACTTCGTTTACTGATTCTAAATTTGGTAAATATGAGTCACCACTTAAAAAGAGAATGCTGTCAACGGTGCGTACATTGTCGGCAGGAACTTCAAATCTATCACCTCGTAGTTCGTAATTAAATTGGTTAAATGCAAAGTAACCGCGAATGCCGGGGAAGTGGCCTTCTTTTGTAGCGGCTTCTGTTGATTCACCTAATTTTTTACCTACAGCGTTAACCAAAGCATCGGTTGGATCTGGACGCGCTACAAAATTTTCTCCATCTATAGCAGAAAAATTTAACAATCTTCGTATATCGTATGCATCAGCATCGCCGGTTGAAACATCTACATAAGAACCCAGCTTCATTAAAAACGGCACATCAAAAGCTTTCTCGCCTTTTAAAATGCTTGTCAGCGCTTGTTTGCGCTCCAGCGTTTCAATAAAACTTTCGGAACCTGTAAAGTTTTTACTAGACAAAAAGTCTTTGGCAATCAGTTCTTGTTCATTTGTAAGACCTTGAGACTCGGTGTTGCCACGAACTTCGCCAACATCCGTTTTACCGTTCATACGAACTGCAACTGATGGATTTCCGTTCTTGTAGTAAATGTAAAAGTCGCCCTGTTCAATCTGACTCTTAGCCGTTTGTACAGAACTGCCTGTACACCAAGACGTGTTTGCCGCCCCCGCGTTTAGTTCTTCCGCTGCTTTTTGAATGCCTTTTGCGTTTGCGTAAATTTCGGTGTAGTAAGAATCTAAAAACTTGGCAGTCTCGTCAATAGTTGTTAGCTTTGGTTCGCCTTCAATTTCTAAACGAGCGTTCTCCATTTCAAGCAAATCCGCTTGCTCGTATGTAAGCTTTAAAACACGGATCGGTTCTTGCGTAACTTTTTCTTCAAATAAATCTGCTTGTGTAGGTTCAGTTCTGTTTGCGCGATCAGCAATCGCCCGTAACTCGGCGGCAAACCCTTCACGTCCATCATTGAAACGTACAGGGCGTGCTAATACACGACCGGCTCTTACAGGGCCTCTTCGTGCACCTCTTTCAAAAATTTCTTTTTCCCAAATTGCTTGAAGTTCTGCCGAAAGTTCTGCGCGGTCAACGGGCCGGCCGTTTCTTTCAAACAAGTTGGGGTTGTCTGCGCGTTTCATTTCAAAACGCATACCGCTAAACGTCATGTCTTCTGGCGTCATTAAACGCACACGCACTTCTGGTCGCTCAGGCAACAGGTGTTGGTCAAACTTTTGCCAGCCGTCTTTCTTGGCGTTGTTTTCTGCGTTGCGGTCAGCCATTTCCTGCATGCCTGCAAGGAACGCTTGCTTAAGTGGTAGACCTTCACGCAGTTTGCGAATAACTTCGGCAGCGTCTTTGCTACTGACAAACGCTAAATGGTGCGTATTGTCTTTACCTATTTCAGCCAGCTTTAAACGTCCTGCTTTGTCTGACAATACAGCATATTTAGATGCGGCCTTAGCCACCAACGCTTGTTCAACGTATGTGTACTCAGGAGTATTTAATAGGTCATAGACAAGTTCGCGCAAATCCGATTCGCGTTTGGCTGTAGTTTCGTTAGCTAATATAGTTCCCAGATTACTGCCTTGTTTTATGGCCAAGTTAACGTATGTCTGTGCGTCAGCCTCTACATAGTGAAGTGGGTTATTTTCGTCAAACGGCTTGCCGTCCGACATAATCACTTTGGTGTTTTTTGCCAACTTGTCCTCATCAACACCGCTTATGTATTCATTTGGAAATAACGCCATCTTGTCAAGCATGCCTCTACCAATTCGATCAGCGTCTTCTGCTGTACGGTCTTTCTGCTTGATCTCTGGGCCAAACTGATCGGCAAACTGGCGCATCGAGTTACTACCGGTATCTAGCGCGGCAATGTCTTTCTGTGCCAGCTTACGGGATACTGTCCGCTCAACGCCTGCAGTGCGCATACTGGATGGAATCATCAACGCATCAATAGACTGAAGTGCTGCACCGAACATAGTCTCTGGACGATCCACGCCCAACAAGCGCATGATGATGCTCTTAAAGCCAGCCCATGCATCAGACAGACGCCATTTCTTACCTTGCAGTTGACGTTGCAGGGTTTGGTTGGACATGACTTCAGCGGCAAACTCAGAGATGCTGCCCTTGGCAGACGCGCTAGTAATCTTCGGATCGTTCTTGATAGCGGCGTACAGCGCTTGCAACTCACGCTTGGCAACAATCTGCTGCTTGGTCAGGTTGCTCTCATCCATCTGCAACACGCGCTCTACTGCGGCGTGTGTGCCTTCGTGTAACAAAATCTCTTGTGACAAGCCACCATCACGGCTTAATTTAATGCGTCGACTAGTAGCGGAACCCAGTACGGCTTTGCCGTTTTCGTCTTTTACTTGGCTCTGGATTGACACACTGGTGTCGTCCAGCATGTCTGCTAGACGCTGCGCTACGGCACGGTTGACCTGCGATGTAGCAGGGTCGTTTGCCATATTGGTGAAGGCGGCACGCAGATCGTTGTTCTCTAGCGCACGTACTTGTGCAGTTGTCAGGTCTGGGCTTGTTGACTCAACGCCTCGGGCGTACTCTTCGCCTTCTCGTGGGTTGTACACATCTTCCATAGCGGAAGTCTTGCGGGTATCTTCGCCATACACATCTTCTTCAGTTATTTTACGTGGGCGACCACGAGGTTTAGGCTCAGGCGCTTCTACTTCTTCAGCCACTATTGATGTGTCGTTGCGATACATCTTGCGCATCTGCTCTGTCAACTCACGCTTGACAGCCGCCAACTCTTTGGTAAAGCTTTTTATTTCGTTATCAAGATTGGTCAGTTCTTGCTCTGAAGGAAGAGCAACGGTCTCTCTGTAATCTTTACGCGTTACTTGTTTTTTCTGTAACGACAGTCTTTCCTGAATAGCTTTTAAACGTGCAAGTTCGTCTGTAGATTCTTGAAGATTAGTTGTAAGTTCAGCTTCACGCCTCTCAAGGATGTACTGGAACTCAGCTTGGCGCTCAACTTCGATGGCCGCTTCTTGTGCGGTAGTTAAATCTTTCTGGCCAGCCCTAATTTTTTCTGCGTATGCGTTAGCTTCTGCCACAGCTTGCTTGACTGTTGGCGACTTAATAGTGCGGCTCTCCACCAACGGCTGTCTGACGGAACCAACATTACGCTTGGACTCGTCTGTACCTGTGCGGAACTTGGCAGGGGCACTGGTAGTTTGACGAGCGCCAGCCGACACACGGCCTTGCAGAGCAACGGCAAGCCTAGCTTTATCTGCTGTACCAGTATTAATTTCAGTATTAACTTCATCAATCCGACCGTTCAAGCGCTCAACAGTTTTGGTCTTTCCTTCTTTAATAGCATCGTCACGCTCAATAGTCAAAGCGGCCAAGCGGTCAGTGGCTTTGCCCAACTCTTGCACTTGGTCTACATACTGGTCGATAGCGTCTTGTTCTTCGATGCTGGCTGAACGAGCTTCTGGCTCTGCGCCTAGTTTTTTTCTAAGCGGCACGTTACGCGCCCGCATAAAGTTGATGGCATTCTCAAGCGTTTCTTTGCGCACAGACAAACGGCTTTGGAGTCGAATAGCCGAACCCATGCCTTTAAACGCCTGTACGTTTTGTTCGCCCCCGACATACGAGCCGGATTTCTTTCTAGCGGCAGTAACTTTAGTCGCGGCCTCAGATAGTTGTTTGTCAATGTTGCCAAGCTCAAGAACCAACGATATCAGGGGCTTGTTGTACAGATCATTCTTGTACTTAACTTCACTGGCGGCATCGGCAGTCAACCCACGTTCACGAGCATCTTGTTCGGCAGCGCCAAGTGCGCGGACTTGCACATTTTTTTCCGCTTTGTATAAATCGTATGTAGGGTATGTGCGTAAAAATGCCGCACCTGTATCTGGGTCTGCCGCACTTTTTTCGTAGGTAGCTTCTGATCGATCCCCAAAACCAGACATCGCTACGTTCCAACGGCGAGTACGCTCGTTAGATATCTGGGTTTCCAACTGCTGTACGGAACCAGCTTTAGCGCCTTTTACAGCCTGCGCCTTGTCTGCGGCAGCTTGGCGTTCTTTAGTTTCGGCTTCGCCAACTTCCGCCTGTGCTGTGCGCACGGCTTCTTGCAAGCGTTTAATCTCGTCTTGAGCGGCAGCATTAGATTTAGCCAAGGGGTCGGTTGTGGCTTTGAGTTCAGCCAAACGTTGCTCACCCACCAACACTTTGATCTGCGTACGCACTAAGTCCAGTGCGCCCTTGGTCTGCACAAGTTCTGCTTTGGCTTCTTGGTACAACGCCAACAAGTCGTCTAACTCTTTAAACAACTTAATCTCTACTGCGCCGCCTCTGGCACGCACACCAACGCGGTTAGATTCTTTAATAAGGTCGTTTTTAGCCTGCTCATACGATGCGATACGGGCATTAAGGTCACTGACGTTTAGCTTCAGATTGTTCATCTGCAACACCATGTTCTCAGTGTTAGTCTGGAACGCGGTCAACTCACGGTTTTCCTTCAAGAACTTAGTCCAGTTCTTGATTTTGCTCATGCGGGCAGTGGTTGCCTTGCTGTCTTTCAGCATCTGTTTCAGACGCGGCAACGCCTTGTTCAAGAACGCACGGACAGGAGTCAAGTCTTTCTCGGACTGCTTCATGTCTTGTTTGAGCCTGCGAACGTATGGACTGTTAATGAAACGCTGGAACGCTTCTACGTCAGGTCTTGCACCAATGTCTAGGCTCGGGCCAGCCTCAATGCCACGGCGCTCGGCCTTCTGTACACGGCTACGCTCATCGGCTGCACCAAACAAAGCCAACTGACCAGCTTGCTCGTCACGAACAGTCTCAGACAGACGAATTAAAGGCTCCAATTCACGCTGTAAAGACAAGGGGATGGCCTCTACGCCCTTGCCGCGTATAGTGCCTGACACCAGTTGGCGTTTGCCCGTAACAGGGTCTATACGGTAGACAGGCTCGTTAATGTCTTGACCACGTTTCTCAACCTTGGCTCTGCCGGGCACACCCTGTGTGCGCTTATCTTCTTCTGGCTGGGCTACAAAACCGGGCAACTTGCCGGGTTTGCCTGTACGTTCCAGACGCTCACGCTGAGCAAACATCTCAGTCTGAGATACAGACGCGGCTTGTCCGGGGACGGCTTCGGTAATACTATCAACATCTTTCTTAAATTCTTTTGTTGGCGTTGTGGTGCTAACCTGCGCCTGTGTTTGTTTTGTTGGCGGAAAAGTTTGAAGGGTTACTGGACGGCCAGCGCCTTTGCGAGGTACGCCCTCTGCTCCGCTCTCAATCTTGGACAACTGCTGGTCAAGTAATGTGAGGAAGCCCTGCGACTCTGAGACATTCTGGCGTGTGCCTTGGTCTGTAGCCCCAGACGTAGCTTGCTTGAGCGTCATGTCTGCTTGCGGGATTACCTGCTCTGCGCGGCGCAAGAACGCTTCGGCTTCTGGAGACAAGTCAAACACGGACAGCGCACGGTTGATACGGCCTTTTAAATTTTCAGGCGTGATGGGAGCGCCAGACTTCTCAGAACGTGGGTACAGACGGAAATCTTTTGCTGGCTCACGCGTGACAACACGCTTTTCTTCCTCTGCAGGCACAACCTCTTCGGCTGTAGGCAACGTACCTTCTTCTAGCGGTATACCCTGTAAGCGTTGTTGTAACTGACCAAACGCGGCAGACGACGTTGGTGGCGCTTCTTTGCCCCCAAACATCTCCAAGTTCTCAGTCATTGGAGAAGGCGCACGTTTCATACGCTGTAGTGCCTGCATCTCCGGCGTCATGCGTTCACGCAGTGCGGCATCTTCTGCGGCTTGTACATCAGCCGCACGGCTAGCTTCAAGAGTGGCTTGCTCTTGTTCTTCCAATACACCAAGACGTTGCTGGTTTGGTTGCGCCGCTTGCGCTGCTTTCTGTAGGCGTTGCTCTTCTAATTGAAGATTCAGTGCACCATATACAGTCTCTTCTGCTTTTTTCTGCGCACGAGCTTGTGCTTCGGCATCTTTACGTGGAGCAACCAAAAGAGGTAGTGGCGTACGCGTTCTAACCAACTGCCCCGCCATGTACGTGTCAGCCATCAAGTAATCTATATAGACGCTTAAATCTTGTTTCTTAGGGTCTTTCTCGGTAGCCATAGCTACGCGTTCTGGAACCTGCTGTTTAGCCAGATCAATACGGTCTTGTGCGTACCTAGCCGCGTCCGTTGGCGGTGTTGCAAAGGGGTCTTCGGCACCCACTTCTGTGGGCGTAATTCTTTGTTTGCCGGAGATTTGCTTTTGTTTCTCTGCTTCTTCAAGGGCAAATTCTTCAGGCGTCATGCTAGATATGCGTCGCTCTTCTCTAGCTTCTAAAATTCTGGGCTTGAGTGTGTTCCACTCTTTAATCAACGCTTTGGTTTCGTCAGAATTGCGTAAGTCTTTCTTGGCTTTTTGCGCTTCTTTCTTAGCGGCTTCAGCGGCAATATCGCCTTCTGCAACTGTGACATTGCTTGCAGTATCTAACTCTTTAATTTGCGCTTTAACGGCTTCTAGACGGCTGTCTACCTCTAGTGCGTACTGAGGGCTGTTCTTTTTAATCTCTTCAGCTGTGGCAAGTGCTTCGGCTTCTTGCGTGGCTTGTAAGCGGGCTGCAGCTTTCTCTTGTTTGGTCTTCTCAGTATCTTCCGCTTTGATCCGCGTACGGGCGGCTGACTTATCCGCATAACGACCAGCACCGCCAAGGATGCCTAGCTTGGATACCTCAAACGCTGTCTGGCCATAGTCGGCAAACGCTTCTTCGTCAAACAACGACTGACCGGCTTGCGCACGTTGCAAGAACTGTTGCGTAACTTCACCCGGAACCTGAAACGCCACGCCTTTAGCTGTACCTTTACCCAGTGTTTTGAGGAAACCTTCGTCAGCCAACTTAGTAGCGGCAAGCTTTTCGGCTTCGGCAGTAGCGCCTCTTGTCAGTAACTTTTCAATGTTGGGGCCAAAGATAGCTTTGGCAATGCTACGACCCATAGGGATCAGCATGGTAACTACGTCTAAGCCAGCGGCAGGGACGGCAAAAGCGGCAGCTTTCAAACGATTAACGTCAACAGGTTCGCCTTTTGCTTGCTGTTCCTGTGCTTGTGCTTCAAGGAAGCCGCCGTATTGTTGTGCAAAAGACGGGCCAAAAGCGCCAGCCAAAGCACCGTAAGGACTCTTTGTGGCAATACCAGCGGCTCTAGCCGCGGCTGCAGCTTCTGCAATTTGCGGGGCTTGTTGAGCTAAAGCATTAGGGATTTGGCGAATGTACTCGCCAATGGCGGAAGGCAAGCCTTTTTCTTCATACGCCTTAGTAACTTCTGCAAAACCGGGCTGCTCGCCATATCGTTGTTGGATATCTTTCTGGCGCTCAATACCCGCTTCTGCGGCTTTGTCTTTGTCAAACAGAGAGGCTAAGCCTGTACGTTGTGTTGAAAAAAGTTGCTCACCGCCTTGGCCAACACTGCCAAAAAACCCCGGGCGTTTCTTTTGTTTCTCTTCCTCTGCAGCACCGCCAAACGCTTCTGGGTACATACGCTGCGCGCGCTCCCATGTCTGTGCAGGCGTCTCGCCTTCGCGGATTGCTACTGTTGAACCATCGGGTAGAGGAAGAACTTTTGCCATGTGTGCACCAAATTGTTCGGCTTAGAAAAACAGGGGTAGCGCCGTACCACCCCTGCTGTAGATTATGCCATTACTTGCGGTCTGGTGTGCCTTCAACGGCTCCGGGAACACCTTTTTCTAGTGCTTGAATTGCTCGGACTTGTGTTACAAACTGTTGAGGAGTCAACGGTGGGTTTATGCTTGGATCGTTTTTAGAAGTAGCAACTAAATACGCTTCATAGCTTTGTGCCAAGGTTTTCTTACCGGCTTGAATCTCAGTAGCCAAACGGTAGCCCTTTTCAATGTCGCCGTTACCCAGTAATCTGTACAAGGCTTGTGGGCTACCCGCACCAGCGGCGCGTTCTCTGGATTGATTTTCTAGGAGCGAACGCTGGTCGTTAGCAGAAACTTCAAGCAGTTTAAGCGCTTCCGTCTTGTTAACGCCGTATGCCAGTCTAATACCGGCAAGACCTTCTTTCTTGCCTTGAATAATGGTTTTATTGATGTCGTCGTTCATAGCACGACGCTCTTTGTCCGTCAGGTTGGCTTCGTTGCGGCGGTACTCTTCAATCTGATCGCGTGCATCGTCGAGCTTATCTTTAGCCGCCAACATGCGTTGTTTGCCCGCAGCGAACGACGCCACACCCGCTTTAGCGCCTTCAGCAATACCGGACAGACCGGGGCCGCGGCTGGTCATCATGCCCAGACCTGCTTCAAGCAAAGCCAAGCCTGTGTTGCGTTCGTCTTCTTTACCAAGGCGTGCTTCGCGCTCAGCCAGACGGCCTTCTCTACCTTTGAAGGCTTCGCCACGGGCAGTTACGCCTTTTTCAAACTCGGCTTTACGTTCCAGTGATGCGGCTTTTTCTTCGGCGGCAATATCTGCTTGCATCGCAGCAAACGGGTCTTTAGCTTCTGCCGCTGTGCCTGCTAAAGCATCTAAACGTTGGCGGTAGCCTTCGGGCGTATTTGGGTAGTTGCTCGCTACTTTGCTAGACGCTTGGCCTGCGGAGTCAATAACTTTTTTGGCTGCTGGTTTGTCTGCTGCAACTGTACCGGGCATGTCAGCGGGAGGCTTCTCAAAGCCGGGTTTTACACCGGGAAAGTCTTTAGTGCGTATAGCGTCTTGTGGTGGATACTTTGCGTCGCGCAGGGCCTGCTGGTCAAATGTTGCGGCTTTGTCACCGCCTTTAATTTTTACTTCTTTGTATGCGGCAACTTCTTCAGGTGTAGCCGTACCTTGCGCAATCTTTTGCTCAATCATGGCAAGCTGACGCTCTTTATTACCACCGCTTAAACTTTCCATAATGCGTTGAAACAACGGTGTGTTTTCTGGAGCACCTTGTTGAGTAAATGTGTCGCGTGGTTGTACAGCTCGGAAATCGGGAATGTTAAACATAGGGTTACTACTTACAACACTTCCGTCACCACCCACAGCTTTGGGAACGCCCTGATAACGTGGAATATGCCCACCACCAGACATGCGCACTACAGGCTCGCTTTGCTGGGCAAAGTTAAACATGCCACCCATACCACCAGTGGCCATACCTTCTTCGTCGTCTTCGTAGCCTGCAATACCGCCATCGGCCATGCCCCGCATATTGGGCGTAGGGATTTGAGCAATGCCTTGGTTCTCGGGAAGTTCTGTCTGCACACGACCGCCAGAGCCTGTTTGCAACTGGCCACCGTACTGAGTCATCACAGGCGTAGCCATGCCAGCAATTTCTCTATCCGCCACTGTGGGCATCTGTCCGGGATTTCCTTGCGCGGCAGTGCGCAGAGCTTTACGGCGGTCTGATTCTGACTTTGCCAGCGACAAAATGTATGGATTGTTTTTATGTAACTGTGCGTACTGCTGCAACGCTGAGTCCGGCTGTAAGCTAGCCAGCGTCTTTGTGATTAAGTTGACGTCAGGCGTGCCAATAGGGGTCTGTTGTGTATAAGCCATGTTTAATCCTGACCCATTTGATAAAGAGTTAAATCCGCCAGACCCGCAGGTCGATCGTTAACAGAACCGCCACCAGCCATAAACTTACTTACACCAAGCGCCGCAGTACCAAGACCTGCGGCCTGAGAAATCATTGATGGGGGTTGCTGGTACATCGTAGAAGATAGCTGCGACATAGGCAAACCACGAATCATGTCAGACATGAAGCCCATCTGTTTGTATGGGTAGTTCTGGTAGTTCAAAAAGTCTTGGTACTCCGTGTTTAGAGCGTTCTGCATTTGCTGTTGTTGCTGAGCACCAAAACGATTTTGAACATCTAAAAGACCAAGGTTTTGGTTGTACTGCGTATTACCAATATCGGCTAAAGCTTTAGAGCCTGACAAAGCTGTCTGCAAACCTTGAAGTCCGAGCCCTGCACCAAACTGTTGCTGTTGAGCATTGAGTTGTTGCCCCGCTAAGTTTTGCGCTTGGGATTGGTTGAACTGCTGCATTGCCTGCTGGTAAGCGTTTTGCAGTCCTTGTGCTTGAATATCGCCTTTTTGACGAGCCAAGTTACCTGCGGCCTGCCCACGCATAAGATAGTTACCACTACCCCCAAATGCTCCCGAACGGGCAGCCTGCGCGTTCATTGCTTGCATAGCAATATCGGACTGACGTTGAGCATCTTGTTGCTGGCGCTCCACCACGGTCTGCATGTAGGGGTTCATGTACTGGCCAACCGTGCCGGAGCCAGCTTCAAACTGACCTTGTGCGTTGTAACCCGGAGCTTGGTTTGTGCCGCTTGTAAATTGCTGTGTCTGGTATGGGTTAAACGTGTACTGCGTGTTGAGTGCGCCAAGACCTGCCAGCCCAGCCATAGCCGTAGCATCACCTAACTGGGGGGCAGTCTGCATCAATCCGGCATTTTCAAACGACTGTTGTTGCAAAGGTGTGAACTGCGCTTGACGATCCCCCATGTACTGCATGTACGGGGTTGCCTCTGTATCAGTTTGTATTTCCGCGGCGCCTAGTAGCTTCTGGGCGTAGGGTGCAATCTCCGGTGCAAAGCCAAACTGAGTTTGTTGTACTGACGTCGGTTCAGAGTAACCAAGTGTTGGATCGTATGCCATGATCTATTCCTTAAGCGGGAAGATATTTATCAGCGCGACTATTGGCCGCTACTTTGTTTTTGCCTGTGGTCTTGCCCCGTGCACGTTGTACACGATCCATCATGGCATATAGTTTCTTAGCGCCTGCCTCTGTTGAGCCGTTACCCAACTCAGACACGATACGTGCAGGGATCACGAACTCACCGTCGGCAAGGCGTGCGGGTTGACGCTTTTGGCCAATTGTTGCAGGGATGCTATCAGACACACCATCACCGGGGCCTTTAAGCAAACGACCACCATCAGAGTAAGAACCGAGCGAGCCCAGACCGCCGCCTACGGCGTAAGACATGCCACCAAGAGCCATACGGTGAACAGGCCCTCCATGAGCAAAGTCCCCTTCGCCCGCTGCTGATGTAGACGCGGGGCCACCGGCACCACCAACACCTCCGGGGCCGGAACCGCCACCGCCACCACCACCACCATCAGTACCATCACCGCCCGTACTTTGGTCTGTAGCTGTACCAGCAGCTGTTGCTAGCTTAACCCACCGTTTGCCGGCCATATCCCACTGCCATGCGCCTTTGCTGTCGGCTGGGGGTGGATTTGTGGGGTCTTTTAAGTTGTATGTAACACCGCCAACAGTAAGCGAGTCGCCAGAAACTGTTGCAGCCCTTGGAACAGCCTTTCTACCCAAAATAGCCTCGTCATACCGCTGCATTACGGGTCTGTTTCTTGTCTCTGCTTTACGTTGCGTTAAATTTTTACCCTTACCCATGAGATAGTTATAAGCGTCTAACGAGTCATCCGTCAGCTTGTTATAGTAAGTCGCGGGGTCTTTTTGCACTGGAGACGTGTAGCCTAACTTGCCGCCGCCAGCGGTATATCTACTTCTAAGTTGTTCAGCACCTGTAAACCCGCCGTATGGACGACCGGGAACGTTAGGCACAACTGTGCGCGTGCTATCAGGATTTGAAATAATATCGCCGGGGGTGGCGATAGACACCGTATTACCAAGATAGTCCACGCCCGTAGCGGGGCCAGATCCATAGTTGCCGCCGGGAACTACGCTTGTGAATGGCGGTACAACAGGGGGTACTACAGGGGGTACGACAGGGGGTACGACAGGCGGTTTTACAACAGGGGGGATCGCACCCCACTGACGGCCTTCTTTTATTCCGTAGCGTGCGTAATGCGTCCACGCAATATCTTTGGCATCAAACTCTGGGTGATCTTTAAGGTATGCTTTCCCTTGATCTGACTTTAACCACGCTTGTACGTCGCTGTTCTTAGGGTCTGCTAAATAATTTAATGCTGCGGCTATGTTATTTTTATCTTCTGCTACTTGAAAGCCGTGCGTAAGTGGTAACAACGCGGAGTCGCGGTCTAGCCCTGCGGCTTTAATAACTTTATCAATTTCTGCTTGGGTCGCGTTGGGATGCTCTTTCAGCCACTGCATGTTGTTTGCGGCCAACCCAGCTAAACCCGTGTTGGTGTTTAGTATCCAATATCTTTCCGCAGCAGAAAGTTCTCCTTTGGCTACCAAAGCATCCAAAGAACGTTGGACATCTCCTTGGCTCATGCCAGAGGCTTTAATGACGTCTTCGATTTGTTGCTTAGTAGCAAACGGGTGGTCTTCAATCCACTTTTGAGTATTTGTTACCAAGTTCTGGTTGTTTGCAGCGGCATAAGAAGCGGCAGCAGAAGGCGCAAACTCGCGCCCTTCTTTTTTACCAAACTTGTCGTAGTGCGCTTGTGCGTACGCTTCTGGCGTTGAAAAACCTTGATTATTTTTTGCGTATTCAATCGCTACATCAGGGTTGACTTGGAAGTAATACGGCGTTGTAGTAGCCGCGGTAGTGGCGGCAGGGGTTGTAGTAGCCGCGGTAGTGGCGGCAGGGGTTGTAGTAGCCGCGGTAGTGGCGGCAGGGGTTGTAGTAGCCGCGGTAGTGGCGGCAGGGGTTAATGTTTGAATTCCTGTGGTTTGTTGTGCTGGCGTAGTTACAGTCGGTGTGGCCGCAGTCAAAGTCTCAATGCCTGTAGGTGCTGTTACGGGAGTGCTGACAACAGACGGGGTGTTTACAGCGGGTGTATTAACAACTGGAGATGTAGCGTATTGAAGTCCACTCATGTCACCTGTATAGCCTAGGTTTTGCGCCACAGTTGCGGCGTCTGCTTGACCCAGACCATAAGTGTTTACAACATCTTGCGCGTTCATACCAGCATTAGCAAGTAGTTGGCTAGCTGTTGTGTAATCCCCAGCTTGATACGCGGCGAGGGCCCGTGTGCCAGCGGCAATTTCATTTGCCCCGTGCGTTGCATAATGTAAATCGGCGTACTGCTGCGCGTTTAAACCCGTTGCGTAACCACCAGCGTTTTCTTTAAACGCTTGAGCGACATCAGGATTTGCTAGGAAATAAGCGGGTGTTTCTCCGCCAACGCCACTGCTACCGCTACCTCCCAGCCCATAATCATAGACAACGCCGCCGCCTTCTTCATAGTGCGCCACGCCGCCACGAGCCAAAGCCACAATACCGCCTGTGTTCATAAGTGCGGGTTGTTGCTGCGGTGGCTGGTTTAAAGAAGCTACGCCAATATTGTATGGATTCGGGTTTTGTTGGTAGAACAGATCGCGCTGTCCTTTAAATGTCTTGTCTCCAAACTCGCTGGCTTTGACAGGCGCCATCTCACGCATGCCGTACAGAGGGTCGGGCATGCCCGTATCTGGGTTGATGTTGTACGCCATCTGCCGGATGTAACCAGTGTTTTTTGGGTCAGGCATTTTTGTGGTTGTGGGAACCATCATGCCCGCCATGATTGGCGCAGCAGCGTAAGCTAAATTACCCATATTGCTCTTAGCAAAATCCAGTGCGGCTGTGGGGCTTGCTATCGCTTTGTTAAACCCAGCGGAAACTGCGCCTGAAGGAGTCATGCGCGAAACGGCGTCTTTTGTAAACTGCTCTGCCGCCTGTGCAGGCATAGCTTCGCCTAACGCTAAATTTGCCCCGCTCAACTGTTGTTGTGCCGTTGTTGCAGCATTGGCCGCACTCATGCCTCCACCAGCAGTCATAAAGCTTTCGCCAAGACCCGCTCCACCATAGGCACCCAATCCGGCCATGAGGCCGCGAGACAAACTGCCGGTAGCCAAGGTAGTGATGCCGCCTGTAGCAACCCCAGCCATCATGGAAGACATGCCCAATCCAGCAGGGCCAAGGAACGCGCCAAGCGCAATAGGAGCAATAGACTTGAACAAGTCAGACAAAAGACCCGCTTCGGGTAAACCCGTAGTAGGATTGATGGTCAGCGTTGTGCCGTTAGCTTGGGCAAAGCGTTGCAGATTCCGGACTTCGTCCGGTGTCATGTGTACAAGTAACGAGTCGTCGCCACGACCTTGCGATGCTACTTGTTCGGCAAACTTGTGTAGGCTCATTTTTGCCTCTCAAAATGGGGGTTGTTGGATAATATCATGTTGACGTCTTTATGCGAAGCATTTGGCTACCAGCTTGTACACCATCTTGTGTATCTCTGTAAACATCACCCAAGCGCAAGTTAGCAAAGTCAGCTTCGGTCGGCAGTGTCTCAAGATTTAAATTTAGTGTTGCCCCGCCCATGTCACCGGGGTTGGACAGTTGATTAAAGTACAGGCGTAAGACGTTGTTTAGTTGGCTGAAGTAGCGGGCGTCGTACTCTCTTGGAGCCAGCGGTAAACTTGGTGGGGGTGCGTTTAGTTCAGCCACAAGTCATCTCCTCCCATCAGGACGAATGTCAATACGGGGTGCGCCCAACTGCCAGCAAGTGTTGATCTGGTTTGAGCTAATCTTAAAGATCATCTGGCGACCGCGCATGCGTGTGTATATCTGCCCTGTAAACTGTTCTGTAATAACGTATGTATTACTCTTAGACACAGGTTGTGAAGCTGTACTTGTAACCCCAGAGCCTGAATTGGCCAACCCCTGCAAGGTCATTGCTACTGAGGGTAGCGCACCAGCGGGAGTACTCTCTGCGTTTTCAAAGGTCAAGTCAGGTAATACACGCCACACAAAACCAAAGTTGTGGCCGTCACCAATATCAAACTCAGACGAGCTAATGTAAGCATCAATTGCAACAGCGGTGCCGGTCGTATTGTCATTTAACCCCGTCTCATGGTTAATCAAATTACCTGTGGCTGTGTTCGTAAAATAGTTTGCCGCAATTGGGTATGACTGCAAGCCTGAATCTAGCCAAGCAGTACGTGACATAGTGCCGTAATACCAGATTTTCTCAACGTAGTTGTATATGACGTACTTGTCAATGGCTGTGCTGTTAGCTGAGCAGTAGAACCACCAGACCTCGTTGAAGCCTTCGTTTGTTCCCGCAAACACTTGCAAGCCCTGATCTTGGTTAAGATCACTAAACACAAAACGGCGCAAGTCGCAGTTAAGCGTTTGCACACGGCCATCGTAGGAGTAGAACTTATCTACGCCCATCCAGTACACAATACCCGAAGCAATTACAGCCGCGTTTGTGCTCATGATAGAAACGTTGTCACCTAAAAGTTGCGGTGCCCACACGTACGGGGGGCCAAGGTACTGCAGAGAATACACAGCCGAGTCAGTAAATACTATAATTTCTTGACGAGTTTGAACTGTAGTAATAATCTCAGAGCCATGAGAAATGCGTATAAACCCCGCTTGATTTGTGGGGTCAGGTGTCCAGTTAAAAGGATCATCTTGCGCTGACCAACGGATCAGCATGGGGTCAAGCGTGGCTGAGCCGTAGTCGTTACAACCAAACGTAATTACAAAGCGTGATGTATCAGACACAACTAAACTGTTTAATGTTGTCGGCACGTCCACAATCAAAGATACCGCACCCGTGCCTGAACCGGATGTACCGACTACTGCGCCAGCGCTATCAAGCAATTTAAATGTTAGGCCGTTGACTTCAAACACATAGTACGTAGTACCTGCGGTGACACCTGTTGGCAACGAACCGCCAGAGAATTGAAGCGCTGCGCCCTCGGTATACAAGATGGTGGAAGTCACCACAGTCGGCGAAGCATTGGTAAACGATACCGTGCCACCTAAAGAGTTTAGCAATACGCCGCGATTAGTTAGTGTAGGTGCTTCCCAGTAATACAAACCGCCACCACGGGGGTTAAAGACCAAATCTTCACCAAAGTTTTGTTGACTCCACAAACGCAAAGCTATTAAGGTTCCTACACCGTTGCCCCATGTGCCAAGGCCCCACCCACCTGCGCCCCATCCGACCAAAGGAATCTGTTCTGCTGGGCCGACATTAATTTGATATGCAGCTACGACAGAAGCACCACCACCGGGAGAGCCAGAAGCGTCAGTTGCATTGGCTGTGGCAGTGGCTACAAAAGTGTAAGTGTTAGCGGTTAAAACAGTGATTTGATACTCTGCGTTCAACACTGGAGCGGTGATGTTCCCACCTAAACTTGTAGCGCCACTGAAAGTTACAAAATCTCCCGTAGAAGCACCATGGGATGTATCTGTTACCGTTATGGTGGCAGAGCCGTTTGTAGCTACAAACGGATTGTTGTTGATTGTGCTGGTAGCGCGGATAGGTGTAATGTCGTTGTACGCGCCCCCGTTTTCTAAATAAAACTTAAGGTTTGTGCCAACACCAATAATGTTTCTGCCATCAAGCAACACCCAATTCCACAATGAACGGCATACACCTAAAAAAGTAGATATAGAAAGAGGGTTCCAGCCACCAATTACTTCGGGATTACCCTGACGAAAGCGCACCTTGTCGCACTCATACCAACCGCCCTCGGTTGTGTACCGCGTGTTTTCTTTATTCACGCCCGGTTTGAACAGTATTTTCTGTAATGGCATCAGCAGTCCTAAGATAGAAACAGTGCTTTTTCAGCGTCCCTGCGCTTTTTTAGCCCTAGCAGTATTTTGCCACCGGCCATGCAATACAGCAAGAGCGCATCGGCTGCGCCCTCCCAATCACCCCTATTAATTTTCATCCGAATAGAAGAACGCTGAAAAGCCCCCACTCCGGCGTTGAAGGCAAAGCTGACACACGCGTCGAAAGCGCCTTGACGACCAGATAAAGCGGGAGCAAG